AGCAAATTATTACTATAAAGTAAATGGAGGCCAAACGCTAGAATTGGACGCACGAATAAAAGAAATATTTATTAAGCGCGACGGTGCGACGGATGCAGCGTACAGCTTATATTGTGAACTTACGAATATAGACGCAAATATGATGCCGGTTTTAACTGGTTCTATAGACGGTTCTACTTTCTGGGATGGCATAGGTTGAATATGGGTATTACTAAACAGCAATTAAAATCTATCGTTAAAGAGTGTTTGGTCGAGATTTTGTCTGAAGGCATGGGAACAGCCATATTAGAATCGACTAATAAAGTAAAAAATAATAAGATGATGAAACAATCTCTTGTTACAAAAACGGCATTAGAACATCAAAGCGTTTCAAAAGCGCGGGTACAATCTGCACAATTACGCGAAGCGATCCGTTTAGAAGCGGGTGGAAATGATATTATGACGTCGATATTAACGGATACAGCGACAAAAACGCTACCTGCGATGTTAGAAAGTGATAGTATGAGAGCCCCGAGACCAAGCGGAAAAATAGAAAATTTTGTTGCGTCACATAATCCTGAAGATTTATTCGGTGAAGAGACTGCATCGAAATGGGCTGATTTAGCCTTTATGAATATGACGAAGAAATAATTATAATTTTTTGTAATTTCTTTTTTTTCAGAATATTTAGCAATGTTACGTGGAGATTATAAATGAAATTAACAAATAATTTACTGAAGAAAATTATTGCTGAAGAAGTTGCTAAGTTCGGAGATGTAGAATCAACCGAGGATCGAGCTTCTGGGGTAGAAGAAATTGGCGCCGACGAGCTCGGTTCAGATAATGCGCTTGAAAAAAAGATTGACTATATAAAGGCTTTGAAGATAGAAGAGTCTCGCCTTCGTAGAAGGCTTAAAAAAATAACCGAAACGAAGATTCGAATGCTGCGTGATATTTGAGACGACGAAAGGTAATATTATGGGAACTCCAGGTAGCGGAAGATATACAACATATTTACCAATTATCAGCGAAAAAGTCGTAAGACTTTCGAAGTTGTTCAAGGGCGGTTTAGAAGACTTATATAACGGCGCTAAAAATAATGGAGACGCAGCAAAAGCTGCCGTTGTGGTTGCTAAATCAGAAATTAATGGAAAAGGTGATCGTGATATTTTCGGCGACGGCGTTTCTTTGTCGTATGCAGACTCACCTAATACCACAGAAGTAAAATGGAAAAATCCAGGAGATCCTGCTAACGCTTATTTTCCAGATATAACTTCACCGGGGCCTGGTAAAACACAAGGCATCGACAAAGATACCAATCCAAAAATTAAACCAGTCGATGTAAAACCTGATTTTAATCCAGAAAATCCTACAGTTAATACGACCTCTCCTGCCGCGACATCGCCTCGTCTTGGTTCGATTTCTTTAGGCGAAAATTTAGAAAAAGGAAAGAGTTCAGTCGAATAATATCGATATAGAGAATAGTTAATGAGTATAGGAGAAGTCTGACATATGTCAAAGCAATTGTATGAAGAAGCTTTAGCAGACGTAAAAAAGCTAAAAGAAGTGGCAGAAGATAATGCAAAAAAAGCATTAATTGAAGCTGTTTCTCCGCGAATTAAAGATTTAATAGAAGCTGAACTTCTTCGTGAAGCTGATGAAACTGAAGATGATCTTTTATTAGATGATGAACCAACATCATCTAATGACTCATCTGTGCGAGACGATTTAGATTCCGACGTTGTTTCGGCGATGTCACTTCCTGATGATGAAGGAAAAGTAACTCTTGATCTTGACTCATTAATTGTTAAGCCTAGTGGCGAAGAATTTGAGTTAAGTAATGAATCATTTGCACTTATTAATCCATTAATTGATAAGTTAAATTCTTCTGTGATTCTTCGAATTGAATCTAAACTTTTTCAATTAAGCGAAGCAACACAAAAATTTTTGGAAGCGAGTAATTCATTAAAAAGAACGAACGCTTATCAAATTCAAGTTTTGGAGATGGTCTCTGAAGTTGAAAAAACTTACGAATATTTGCAGGAATCTGCAAAAAACCTTCAAGACAAAGGAGTCTACGAAGGCAAATTAGAACAATTATATAAACAACTTAACAAGCTCGCGGAGCAATACAACATGAAAAAGAATTTGAAATCATTGACCGAGGCAGAAATAACTTTAAAGCTTACTAACGTTCCAGACGAACTCGAGAATGAACTGGGAGATCTTGGAGTCGACCTTGTAGCGGATGCCGAAGAAGGTGGTGAAGCCGAAGAGGAAGAAGATCTCGACCTCGGTGATGATGAAGAAGGCTCCGAGGATAGTGGTGAAGAAGATTCCGAGGAAGAAGATCTTGACCTCGGCGATAACGAAGAAGAAAAAGCTGAGGAGGCTCAAAAAATGGAATCTAGACGTTTAAGTGATAATTTGGTAGTTGAAATTGACGAAAATATGCTGCGCAGAGAAATAGCTCGTATGCGTTCTCTTCGCGAAGAAACCGAACCACAGTCATGGGGCGATGGTCCCGGGGAGGTATCGGACGAGTTCGAAGACGAAGATCTCGGCGAACCTATTGAGTTTGACCTTTCCGAAGGTGATGATAAGCAAGATGAAGCTGACATGGAGGAGATAATGCAAGCCTACGAAGCTGATAAGCAAGATGAAGCTGATAAGCAAGATGAAGCTGACATGGAGGAGATAATGCAAGCCTACGAAGCTGATAAGCAAGATGAAGTTGATCAACAAGATGAAGATCATCAGCAGAAAGAAGCCCAGCAGAAGCAGAAGCAGGCTCAACAAAAGAAGCAAGGTCATAATCAGCAGAAAGAAGCCCAGCAGAAGCAGAAGCAGGCTCAACAAAAGAAGCAAGGTAAGCAAGACGATCTCGATGAGGGCGGTTTAGGCGATGATACTGATTCCGAAGGCGAAGTCGGCGGCGGCATGGGCAAGCCACGAGGTAACGAATCGCAACAGGTTAAAGAAGCCCGCTACAAACTCTCCCGCGAAGCTCGCATTCAGACAGAGGCGAAGAAGAAAGCCCAAGCTGCTAAGAAGCAACAGAAGGAAGCTCAAAAAAAGGCTCAGAACAAGCAGCAAGAGGCTCAACAAAAGATGAAGCAGAAGAAGCAACAGGAAGCTCAGAAGGCGAAGCAAGAAGCTCAAAAGCAAGCAAAGCAAGCCAAGAAGATGCAAGAAGTCTATGCTTACTATGCAAATATTTTTAACGAGTCGGTGCGTCGCACCGCCAAGTTACAATCGGTTCTTGTAGAGAGCCGCAGAATGGCCAGCCGAAATGGCGCCATGACCAGGTCCACGGAAGAAACCTTAACTCTCCGTAAGAAGTTGGCGGAAACGAATCTGTTCAACACGAAATTACTTTTTTGCAATAAACTTCTACAGAATGAATCGCTTACCAAACGCCAAAAGGCGGAAATTATTGAGCGTCTAGACGAAGCAACGAGCGAAAGAGAAGTTAAACTTGTATACGAAACGCTAGTTAAAACTTTAGGCACGCCTTCACGTCAGATGACAGAAGGTCGTCGAGTTATGGGGTCTTCGTCACAAGCAACCCGTCCAGCATCAACTGTTCTTAGCGAAGGTTATGAAACTGATCGCTGGGCAAAACTTGCAGGTTTGAAATGATTCGTTAACTAACAAAAATTTTTTAGGAGAAAACAAATAATGAAGTCTTTTACACTACAACATTTAGCGCAAGGTATCGCTGACAAACATGTCGGCGCCGAGCGCGCTCGCCTCACCGAGAAGTGGAGCCGCACAGGTTTGCTTCGCGGTCTTGACGGCAATCGCCGTGAGGTCATGTCGCAACTTCTCGAGAACCAGGCTGCGCAGGTCCTCAAGGAGAGCAACGCTCTCTCGACCGGCGCTGGCGGTCTCGTTGGTTCAGGACAGGTCCAAGGCTTTAGCAACATCGCCTTCCCGATCGTCCGTCGCGTGTTCGGCGGCCTTGTTGCCAACGAGCTCGTCTCGATCCAACCGATGAGTCTCCCCTCTGGCCTCATCTTTTATCTCGATTACACCTATGGTACGCAGCGTCCTTCCGATGGCTCCTCTGACACCGTCTACACACGCGGCCAATCCGTCTATAACAACCCGGCCGGCAAGGGAGTTCGCTCGGGCTCGCTCGCGACTGGCGGTATGTATGACCTTGTTGGCGCCGGTTATTCTCGCGTCACCGGTTCCTTCTCGGCGACGACCTATGAAAACGCGGCAGGTTCCGCCTGGCGACTCGGCGCATGGGGTGGAGTAAATGGTGATACCTGGTCGGCAGGTCTTGAGGTACAATCTGATACAATGTTCTCGGGCAGCAATGCAAGATTCGCTGATTTCGATCCTCAAGTTGAGACAGCTCTTCAACAAAACGATCTTGATTTATCGTTTCTTATGGTGCCAATCACAGGCTCTAATTTCGACAATATGGATAAAACATCGGTCGAGCAACTCGCACTCTTTGCCGGCGCGACCAACGCGACGGCATGGGGAGAAACATACCAGGGTGGAAGCGGAGTTCTCAACCTTCGTCGCCTTAACAAGCGAGGTAACTGGAACGGTTCTACCTTCACAGTTGATGCGCTTAATGGAACTCACGTTCTTATGGTCGTTAAAGGAGCCAACGGCGCAGACCTCTCGCTCGCCGCTTCAGCCCGCGCGTCCTTCGTCAAGTCGACGAGCCTCTCGGTTGATTCCTCCTCGGGTTCGACCGTCACGGTTCCGTCGTTCGAGTCGGACTTCGGTTCGACCCCACAACCGGTTATCCCGGAGATTGACATCAAGATTGAGTCAATTGCAATAACTGCCGAAACGCGTAAACTTCGTGCACGTTGGTCACCGGAACTCGCGCAAGACCTCAACGCGTACCACTCGATGGACGCCGAGGTCGAGCTCACCTCGATTCTCTCTGAGCAGATTGCTCTCGAGATCGACCGCGAGATCCTCAACGACCTCGTGTCGCAAGCGAACGGCGCGAACTACTACTGGAGCCGCGCTCCAGGCAAGTTCGTTAACAAGACGACCGGCGTTGCAGTGCAACTCGCTTCGTCCCTCTCTATCGGCCCTGCCTTCACCGGTACGGTCCGCGAGTGGTACGAGACGCTCATCGAGACGATCATCGATGTCGCCAACACCATCCATCGTAAGACCCTCCGCGGCTCTGCAAACTTCCTCGTTTGCGGTCCGGACGTCGCCACCATCCTCGAGGCCTCGGTACTCTATAAGCCGAAGTTCTCGTTGGACGGCGAAGGACAAGTTGGTTCGCCATTCACCATCGGTGCAGAGGCGATCGGTACTCTCAGCAACCGCTTCACTGTCTACAAGGATCCCTACTTCGTCAGA